CAATACGAATATCTGTAGGTGCAAGATATCTTTCGCCAGGATTTATAGTAATTTCTCCTCTATCCTTGAATGCGATTGGAATATCCAATCCTACATCACCATATTTTGCAACCTTCATGAGTGGAAACTCTTTAGCAAGTTCCCCACGCTTAACCTTTAACTGAAGTTTGTCCATTGCTTATTCCTCCTATTATTCTTAGTTATGCTTAGTTTGTACCGCCTGTATATAAAATATGGGAGTCGATGTGACTCCCATAAAGTATTGATTGCTTATAAATTTTCTTACTGTTCGGTCAATTCAGTACCATCAGAATAATATCTGTATGGTGCATCATATTTCTGCCTTGTTGGATGCCAATTATGGATATCACTAAAATATCCTATAACTCTTGTACGAAGATGTGTAATATCTTTACCACATATAGGACATTTAGTTATATTCTGACCAACAATAATTGCAGGATGATCATCACATTTACCAAATCTATAACATACTGCAAAATGAGGTACTCCACAAGATGCACCAAACTTAATAAGTTCATACATCTTTTCATCAGAATCGATCATACCCTCTGCATTGATATGAACAATTCCACCACCGCTGATCATTCTCATAAATCTACCTGATAATTCAAGTCTTGTAATCATATCAGCTTTATTCACAAGTGGAATATACTGATTTGAATAAAGCTTACAATTGATAAATGCGTCCTTTACATCATCAGTAAGATTGATAAATGGACTATATTTACCATCATCATGTAAGAAGAAATTGTGATCTTTATCTACTAATGATACACATGCCTGTTCACCAGGGATTTCCTCACAATTAAATGTACAATGATATTCCTTTTTGAGTTCCCTGATCTTAGACTTAATAAATGACATAAAATCAAGTGCAAAATCAGTACCTTCATCAGATAAGATATCATATCCCATATACTGACATACTTCATATACACCAGTTAATCCAATTGTGCTGAACATTGTATCAAGTGAGAACCACCCAAGTTTACCAAAGAATTGCAGATATTCTGGATTCTTATTGATTCTCTCTTGCAGGATATCAATACGATGAATATGAAGTAATTTACCTGCAATATCAATCAGTTCTTCACACTTCTTAATAAATAAATCAGGATCACCACCACTCTCCAATGCTGCTCTTACAAAATTAGGTGTTACCACCCTATGGCTTCCGATATTTACACCACCGTTACCGAAACTATCTGGTGAGAGATTCATATCATCAAGATCATTTTCATAACGACAACACATTGCAATTTTACTCTTATCTCCAAAATGAAGATTAAAATTGCACATCTTACGATCAACCTTAGCTACCCATTTAGCGAAATCCTGATGTATGAAATTATGATTTTTATCGGTAGTAACATTGATTGTTACCACAGGGAATCGATATGGGAATCCAGTAATAGGATCGCCATTGGCAAACCATTCACAGAATGTTTTTTGTATCCACATAACAAAATCCATATCAGGTTTAGTACCATCTGGGAATATTATATGATCAAACAGATTATGTAGACCAGTCATATCATAAATAGCAAGGTTTGTAAATGGAGGTTCTCCCTCTGCTCTACCTGGCTCATTAAATAAACATACTAATCCCTGCATGTCATTAATCATTTCCTCACGCAACTGATCTTCAACCATTCTCCATTCTGATGCACTAATCTCATATGTATCAATCATCCAATCACGTAAGAACATTGAATACCACAAGAATAAATCAGATGGTGCAGTTGCACCTGCAAACTGCTTAGATAGATCAGATATCAGTTTATCCACCTGTGATAAGAATGATTTCTTATGCTTAGGTGGAGTATTTGGCGACGATCCATAAGGTCTACCTTCAAATACCATCTTATCTAAGCTGAAAGCATAGCAATAAGGCATCTGAATTCTTAGTCCATGAGCATCGTGGAAATAAAACCATCCATTCCATATCATACTGATTGCATTATTTGCCCAAGCTAATCCATACCTCTTATTAGCATAATGCCACAGAATATGATAACCCAATAATTTCATTGGACCATTGGTGGTATGTGTACGATATACTGTAGGGTTCATATTTTCTGAGTAATTTGAGTTGGCATCTGTACTAATATCAGCAAGTTTGTGTTTAAAGAAATCAAGAGAATTAAGACCTATATCGAGATTCCTCGGTGCAATACCCTCAATTTCAAGATATTTTCTCCTTACAGGATCATTTGCGAAGGAGTTATATAACTCCTCAAATTCTGGAATTAAACTCATTCCTATTTGCATTAAAGATTACCTCCTTAGTTCTGATGTTATATCTATTAGGTCACCAGCCTTGACTTTATAGATTTTCTGATTAGACGAAGCAGGAAATCCATCTTGTGCCAACTCTTTGATGTACCTACCACATTTAATCATATATAGATACTGAATAATCTCTCTATCCACCTGTTCAAGATCATATCCAGTATATAACCATATCTTTAACCCTACTGAATGAAGAGCCGAACATAAAGATAATAGTTCCTGTCGGTTTTGTTGTAACGGCTCACCACCTAAAAATACAACAGAATTTACATTATATCGATCATAATTCTCTAATATAAGACTTGTCAATTCTTTTACTGACCACTCATCCCATTTATCAAATACCTGCAAATCAGGATTTTGACAATCTTGACAATTGAATGTACAACCACCAAACCAAATAGTAAATGATGGTGAGTCATCCATAGGATTATTTATTAAATCATATCGATCAAAACCTGCTATTTTCATCTTCTTCACTTTCCACCTTTACTATTGTCTTTATGATATCATCAGATAATTTTATAATGTCAGTATTATTAGGATTATGATGTATATAAATCTCTTCGTCATTCCTATAAATACGCTCAATCATTGGTAGCGTATTATTATAAAAATAATTGTGTTTAATTATAATTGCATTATCATCAGACCTACCCCTCTCTCTCGCCCTCTCAACTATCTGCCAATATGGTACATCAATATATAAATAGATAAATCTAATATCATTAAATACTGAATTCATCCAAACATATTGTTCATAAAATCTTGGACAACCATCTAATATAAATGTTGTATCTTCTTCTCGTACCTTATTAACTATTGCAGACCTCATAGATTCTTCATCTGCCATCATACCTTTATTAAGTCGATCATCTTGTGTGATTTGTCTTGCAATATCTCCTGTCGAAATATATCGCACGTTTATATTATGGTTTGCGGCTAATCTACTTTGTATTGTCTTACCAATAGTTGATTTTCCCGAACAACTTTCTCCTAGTAATATTATTCCAAACATATTTGCTCCTTTCAACATTCACTCATTCTATATGAAGCACCCTCACTATAGATATCTATAAGTACCTGTTTTTCTCCCATACGGTTTTTACTTATATTCATTGTCTTATTACCATGTTCAATTCCTGCTTGTTCAATTTCATCCTTCTTTTTATCCTTAAGAGTTATATAATTATCAGAGTCTTGAGCAATTTCATATGATCCAAATCCATGCTCAGCTTCTGCAGTATCTGCTTCCAATGCTTGTTTACCTAACTGTGATATTAATACTACAGCAACATCCATATCTTGTGAGAATTCTTTCCAAGCTTTACTTATAGTACCTAGTTCTCTACTTCGTGTTTCTGTCCTTCTATCTGATACGTATTGTAATTGAGCATAATCGACATAAATATATCCGACATGTTTAGCCTGTACATACCGCCTTGCTATTGCTAATGCTTCAGTTAAATCATGACCTTTTTCAGATAAAAAATAATTAGATGATCTTAATCTTAATGCACATTGATCTATCTGTGATTTCTGTTCCATTGTGATATTACCAGTCATTATTGCTGTACAATCGATACCAGATAAAATAGCAAGGTTACGATATGTCATCCTCTTCTTATCCATCTCTAATGAGAACCATAATATTGATTCACCTAATTCTACAGCTTGATGCATCGCAAAATTCTCACATAATTGTGTTTTACCCACTGACTGGTTAGCGGCAACTACTGTTAATGTCTTCTTTTGTAAGCCGAGTGTATATGCATTCAATTGTTGAAACCTATTACCGAATGATATACCAATCATTGTTACAGGATTAGTCATCCTTTGGAATATTTCGGACATAACATCATCAACCTGCTGTACAGTATCATATATCTTTTCTGATGATTTCTTATGTGCAATATTATACATATTGGTTGATGATTGATCAATAACTAAAGTACTATCGGTCTCCATATTTGATAGTTTAACTTTAGTGGCATCAAGTATATCAAGTGCTCTTCTGCGAATTAATTTATCTTCAACATCTTTAAGCGAGAAATCAACATTACCTGTATTATTATGCAAATGTTGTAGCCAATCATATGTAACTATTGTATCTAAGTTCATATTCTTTGCTATTGTATATATTGATTCAATATCAGTAAACTCTGATGATTTAAGAATACGATATAGATGTCTATGTTTAAGTAAATACCAATCATCGTCCTTAAATCTCATTGTAAGTTCGGGTAAGAAATCAGGATTACGCATCGCTTCACCCAAAAGGATCTCTTCACCATCTGGAGAATATAATTTAGCACCT